ACCAGATTGTAAACCTGTTTTTAAAGTCTAGGCAAATTATAGAATCTTTTAAAAACTTGCGAGCCTTTAGAGTTTTGCCGCCATAGTTTTAAAACTTGAGAGCCTTTAAAGTCTGCAAAAACTTTACAGCATGGCTAGCAGCGTAAAGGGTTTTGTGCGCTTTAAAGTCTGCCAAGACTTGCAGATATCGCCTAAATGAGCGGGTGCGCGTAACGCATGTGCGTGTATGTGCGCGTGTATGCGCGTGACGCGCGAGGGCTTTAGAGGGCGGGGCAGGTGGCCCTGGCACTCCCCCCCCATATATACACAATCACGTACATTTTGAGTAGGAAATGGTTGTATACCAGTTTATCGCGGCAGCTTTAAAGCCTTTAAAGAACATCTATATCTTTATAACGGTGATAAAGACATAGACATTCTTTAAAAACGTACAAATCTTTATACCTTGGATACCAATAATTAGAGTTAAAACGGGGGAATAGACTAGGAGGGGAGGCTCAGGCTCTGAAATCTACACATAACGCCTTGGGCTTAATGTATATTATAGAGTCGATTTGGCATTCTGTCAAGTTTTATTTCATTTTATTTGCAGAAACTGCTTGACAAAAGCCGATATCAGCCCTATAATGTATATACATAATTAAGCCTTTGTTTATAGCTATGAGTAATAATAAAGAATTAACAGTCAAACAGGAGTCTTTCCTTAATCATTTAGTTGAGGTAGGAGGTGACCCGCGAAAAGCTGCAGAGTTAGCAGGCTATTCTGGCAGTAGTTACCCTTCGGTTGTTAAGGCGCTAAAAACAGAGATTCTGGACTTAGCTACAAACATCTTAGCCCAATCTGCACCAAAGGCTGCTATGAAGCTTGTACACATCATGGATAGCGCAGAGCCAATCCCGCAAGCCAATATGCGTATTCAAGCAGCACAGACCATTTTAGATCGTGTAGGTCTAGGAAAGACTGACCGCTTAGATGTAACGGTTAATACGACAGGAGGTTTGTTTATTCTTCCGGCAAAAATCGAAACAGTTATCGAAGGAAAATATGAGGAGATCTAGCAGCACAATCCCGTTTGGATATGAGCTAGACGAAGATAACCCAGAGTTTCTAAAGCCCCTGGACGATCAACTAGAAGCTTTAAAGAAAGTATTACCTATGATTAAAGACAGTTCTTTATCTTTGCGAGAAGGTAGCTTATGGCTAGAACATGAAACTGGTCGCAGGCTTTCGCACACAGGCTTAAAAAAGATAGCAGTAAATCGTACATGAATGATTGGGATGAAAACCCAGACAACTACGCAAAGACAGAATCTGGTGAGTTTATACTCAAAATAGATGGCACACCGCGCAAAAAGTCTGGTAGAGCCAAAGGATCAAAGAGCAGGGGTTATAACTATCACTCTAAAACAAAAGCAAAGATAGGGGCTAACAAAGAAATAAGAGCGAAGGCTAAAAAGCTCAAGGCCGCACAGAATAAGATACAGAACTACAAGCAGTCAATAAAGAACACTAAGAAAACTTTGAACAAATTAGAGAATAAAGAGTCTTCTATACAAGGAAAGATAATAGAAGACAAAGACTTAGAAAGTTTACCAGCTCAACTAGCTGCAGAAGCAAAAGAAGAAGTAATCTTTAAAGCCAACGAAGGCCCACAAGAAAACTTCCTCGCAGCCGCCGAGACAGACGTTCTGTACGGAGGTGCCGCCGGGGGTGGTAAGTCCTATGCAATGCTCGTAGATCCTCTCAGATACGCTCACAGGGCCGCTCATAGAGGATTAATTTTAAGGCGCTCTATGCCTGAACTAAGAGAGCTTATCGACAAGAGCAGAGAACTCTACCCAAAGGCTTTCCCAGGCTGTAAGTACAAGGAAGTAGAGAAGCTTTGGAACTTCCCTTCGGGGGCTAAGATAGAGTTTGGATTCTTGGAGCGTGATGCAGACGTATACCGCTATCAAGGACAAGCATATAGCTGGATTGGGTTTGATGAGATTACGCATCTACCTACAGAGTTTAGCTGGAACTATTTAGCGTCACGTTTACGAACAACAGATGCTGATATTGTTCCTTATATGCGTTGTACAGCAAACCCTGGGGGCGTAGGATCTACCTGGGTTAAAAAACGATACATTGATCCTAGTCCTACGGATACGTCTTTTGAAGGCTCAGATGGACTAACAAGAAAGTTTATACCAGCACGATTACAGGACAACCCTTACTTAGCTAAGGATGGACGCTACGAGAAGATGCTACAAGCTCTTCCTCCTACACAGCGTCAACAGTTATTAGAAGGGAATTGGGATGTTGCAGAAGGCGCAGCATTCACAGAGTTTGAAACAAAAACCCATGTCATTACGCCTTTTGAGATTCCAATACACTGGGAGCGCATAAAAGGAATTGACTATGGATATGCGAGTGAGTCAGCTTGCGTTTGGGGAACAGTTGATCCTAGTGATAGCACTTTAATAATATACAGAGAACTTTATAGAAAAGGTCTACTTGGTACTGAACTAGCAGAGATGTTAACAAGCATGGAAATGGCAGACCCTCTTAGTGTCCCTGGAGTTTTAGATACTTCTTGCTGGAGCAGGACAGGAACAACTGGCCCTACAGTAGGAGAAACACTGCAAAGAGCAGGACACAAACTAAGAAGGTCTGATAAAAATAGGATACAAGGAAAGATACAAATCCACGAATACTTGAAGATCAAGCAAAGCGGTAGGCCACGATTACAAATATTTAATACATGCCCGAACCTGATACGCGAGCTTCAAAGTATTCCTCTGGATAAATCTAATCCTGAAGATGTTAATACACACGCGCCTGATCATGCTTATGATGCACTAAGATACTTGATTATGTCAAGGCCTCGCATAAATGATACTCTCAGTCAAATGAGACAGTTTCAAAGAGAGCAGCATTTCCAGCCTGTTGATGCGGAGTTTGGATATTAATGACTGATTTAGATAATGGTAAAACTCAGGTTTTGCACCCTAGCAGATCTAAGGTAGAGTGTCAAGCATTTTCTATTAATGGTACAGAATTCTATGCTGGGATATTTGATGTCGTACTGCAAGGAGATTCTTTTTGTCTTGTTAGTTGGAATATGAACGGAGATAAAAAATGGCGGTTTGTGTCTATGCAGCAAGCCAGCCCTAAATATATCCAAGATGTTGGAGGATATGATATGTTTTTAGACAGGATTATAAAAGAACTTAATACATGGCTTTTAAGATTTCTTCCGTCAACAGAAAAGCTTTCTCCCCACTTTACTGAGTTACAAGAAATAATAAATAAACTTAAATATGATGACCAAGAAAGAAGGTTTTATAAATAATGAAAAGACAAAAATATAATAACGGAAGTCTTGTATTAAGAAAAACTTTTAAGAATGTAGGATCTATTGAAGGCGAATTTAGGGGAAATCAAAGCTATCAGTCTGCTGATATCACAGGAAGTTTAAATCTTCCAAAAGGTCTTAGAGCAAACGTTTCTGTATTTAGAGACTCAGAAGGTGCCAAAAACAAAGGCTTCAGTGTTGAAAAACAACTTAAAAATAACTCATCAGTAATAGCTAGTAGCAATAAAAATAAAAAAAGCGTGACTTATCGTAAAGGGATCTTTAGCCTTGAAGCAAGCAATACTCCTAAAGAAGAAGGAAAAGCAATAAGAGCAACCATACAAAAAACATTTTAAAACTAAAAACAAAACTAAAGAGGAATAAAACATGTCTACAACCACAGGTCTAGTAAATATTCGTAAAGACGTAAATGATGCAGCATTTGCTGTTGATGCTCGTCTTCTTTCACAGCGTGTTGGCGCACAAACAGAAGTAACTACTGATACTATTGCGGTTACTGACGATACACATACCGATGTTTCGTTTACACAGCCAGCAGGAACAATCATTCGTAATTTGATTGCAGTCCCTGCCGGGAATATTGTAACTGGTGGTTCTAGTGGTAATGACGTAGACTTTAGTCTAGGTACATCTTCTGGAGGCGCACAGATTATTGCAACAGAAGCTATTCTTGACGATGGCGGTTCAGCAGTAACTTGGGTAGCAAGCGCCCCGTTATATCTGATTCAAGACTCTCACGGTCACGCAGCTAATCAGTTTGTAAGCACTTCTACAACTGCTGGCGTAGTTGGTGGCCCTGCAACAAGTGAAGCTATTGTTATTGCAAGCACTTTGTATTCTGCATCTGATCGTACTTTGTATGCTCGACTCACTCCGATAGGAGCTGATTTAGCTACAGCAGCCACTACTGTTAAGTTCATTATTCAGTTCCAGGCTCTTTAATATATGTTTTAGTTTTGTACCTGCCTGATTCATTAGATGATGGCAGGTTTTATTATTTTAAAGGAAATACTGAATGAGTGAGCAAGAAAATTCAATGTACAAGAATGCAGACGAACTCTACTTTAATCCAGTAGAAGGAGAAAGCGGTCTTGAGATGAAACTAGAAGGCGAGATAAAGTCCCGTTTTGTTGGTTTAATTGAAGATAGATTTGTAAATTCAGAAAAGGCCAGAGAACAAGACGAAGGCAGATGGCTACGTGCTTATCATAACTTCAGAGGCTTGTACGGAAAAAACATTAAGTTCAGAGAATCTGAAAAATCTAAAGTCTTTATTAAAATAACAAAAACTAAAGTCCTTGCAGCCTTTGGGCAGCTTGTAGACGTAATCTTCGGTACAGGTCAGTTTCCAATTGGTGTTAAAGAAACAAGAATACCTGAAGGCATTGCAACCTATCAGCACGTTGATATGACTCCAGGCCTAGAAACAAGTCGGCCTGAAGCACACGAAGAAGAAACAGAAGAAGAAGAAGAAGTAGTAGATCCTTTTGATGTTGGCTACGAAGGTGATGGTCGAACTTTAAAACCAGGAGCAACCTTCTCAAGCGGAGAAACTGCTTTTGAGAATGCAGTAGAAGAAGGAATAGAAGAAGGCAAACTAAATGTTATTGATGGGCCTTCTCCAGATCCTCAAGTATTAGAAATGTCTCCAGCTAAAGAAGCTGCTAGACAAATGCAAAAGCTTATACACGATCAAATAGAAGAGTCTAATGGCTCATCAGAACTAAGGAACGCAATATTTGAAGCGGCTCTTTTTGGAACTGGCATTGTTAAAGGCCCGTTTAACTATAATAAAACTATTGGTCGTTGGACTAAAAATAAAGAAACAGGAGAAAGAGAGTATTCTCCGCTTTCTATTCGTGTTCCTCGAATTGAGTTTGTAAGCATCTGGGATTTCTTTCCTGATCCTAGTGCTACAACTATTGATGAATGTGAGTACACATTTCATAGACATAAACTTAATAGATCACAACTAAGAGCTTTATCAAAACTTCCTTACTTTGATAAAGAAGCAATACGCGAATGTCTAGTTATGGGGCCAAACTATAAAGAAAAAGACTATGAGCAAGCTCTAAAAGATGATAATCGGTCAGATGATTATGGATCTGGTCAGTTTGAAGTTTTAGAGTATTGGGGAATCATGGACGCTGAGTATGCGCGTGAAGTAGGTATGGAATTATCTGAAGATGTAGATGACTTAGACGAAGTACAGGTAAATGCTTGGATAAGCAATGGAAAGCTTCTCCGCGCAGTAGTTAATCCATTTACACCCTATAGACTTCCTTATAATTCTTTCAGTTACGAACAAAATCCATACAGCTTTTTTGGTATTGGTGTTGCTGAGAATATGGATGACTCTCAACAAATAATGAACGGTCATGCTCGTATGGCAATTGATAACCTTGCACTTAGTGGTTCTGTTGTCTTTGATGTAGATGAGTCGGCTTTAGTTGGTGGTCAGTCTATGGACATATACCCCGGCAAAATATTTAGAAGGCAAGCAGGGATGCCAGGACAAGCTATACATGCCGTAAAGTTCCCTAACACCACTCAAGAAAACATGATGATGTTTGACAAGTTTCGTCAGCTTGCAGATGAGCAGACAGGTATACCAAGTTATTCACATGGCATGACAGGCGTTCAAAGTATGACACGAACAGCTTCAGGGATGTCAATGCTTTTAGGTGCTGCCTCTTTAAATATTAAGACAGTTGTTAAAAACTTAGATGATTTTTTACTTAAACCTCTAGGTCAAGCTTATTACCAATGGAACATGCAGTTTTTCGACGGCGATTTAGATATTCAAGGTGATTTAGAAATTAGAGCTATGGGTACAAATAGCTTGATGCAGAAAGAAGTAAGAAGTCAACGATTGACAATGTTCCTTCAAACTGCACAGAATCCTGCTATTGCACCGTTTGTTAAGATCTCTAAGATAATTAGTGAACTTGCTTACAGTCTTGATTTAGATCCTGATGAAATTCTTAATGACCCTGAAGAAGCCGCTATCATGGCACAGATTATAGGAGCGCAAAATGCTGGACAAGCAACTGGCAGCGAGGCTATCCCCGCTGGTGAGCAACCCGGAGCTGTGGGGGGCGTTCAAGGAACACCTGAACAACCTCAAGACCTTGGAGTTACAGGCACTGGTGGTGGCAACATCGGAACGGGAAATATTCCGCTGCCAGGGGAGAGTGGGTTCTCTGGTCGGCTTAGAGAAGCTTAAAGATCAGATAGCCGAAGCTAAATATAGAATAATCGAGGATTAAAAATGCCAAATAAGTCAATGAAAATTAAATATGATAAAGGTTCTAAAGTAGATCAATCAGATCTTGCAGAACTAGAAAGACAAGCACAACTAGACGAAAACTCTTTTGAAGACAGCCCCTCGATTAATGAAGGTATAAATAATAAAAATACTAAAACTCTTTTAAAAGACGCAGAAAATAGAACAGAAAAAGAACAAGAAAGAAAAGAAGATGACACAGATCGACAAATGAGAGAAGCAGCAGAAAAGCATTTTAGAAGAGATCTTAATGAAGGCGGCTCTATGCTTGTTCCACCCGAAATGGAAGCATTACCCGAACAAGATATACCTATAGATACATACGACAATATACCAGTAGATGAAATAGAAGTAGCAGAAGCCTCACAGCTGCCCGACGAACAAGTGGAAGATAACTACTTAGAGTATGTACTAAATGAATCTTTAGATCCAGAAGACCAAGAATATTTAATGGGCGTTCTAGAAACAGATGAACGACTTAGCAACATCTTTGATAAAGTTATGGATGTTGCGACAGAATTCTCAGGTGAAGGGGAAGTAGACGGCCCAGGCACAGGAGTATCAGATTCGATTCCCGCAAGGTTATCGGATGGTGAATTTGTTTTCACCAAGAAGGCTACCGATCAACTAGGCTCAGATCAGCTTCAAATTATGATGGATGATGCTGAACGAGCCTTTGATGGCGGCTATATGAAGAAAGCGTTTGGTGGTATGGTTGATGACATCCCTATGGATGATCGTAAAGAAGACGAAGAGATTAACAGTATGATGATTTCTTCTAACCAAATGCCAAGTGTTAGACCACGATAAGGCCACTTTATTAATTTAAACCCCTTATTACTATTTACCTACAGGCTACCTTAAAGTATCAAGACCCTATATTGAAAAACGCGAACAGTATAGCCACCTTGAAAGACTGATAAGCCCCTAAAGGAGTGTGACATAATGTCTGAAGCAATTGAAGAAGTAAGCGAAGAAGAAGAAGAAGAAGAAGCTAACCCGTATAACTCTCGTAAAGCTTGGCACGTTGAAGACGAACCAAGCAAAGGAGATGCATCAGGGTTATTTTTTGAAGAGCGACCTAAGAAAAAGAAGGCTACCCGCAAAGCGGCCCCTGAAGAAGAAACTGAAAGTCCTCAGAAAAGAACCAATTATAAAAAACGGTACGATGATTTAAAGAAACATTATGATCATAGGATTGCGGATTTTAAACAAAAAGAGCAGGAACTTACAGCAGCAGCAATAGAAAGGCAACCAGCCTATGCGCCGCCGAAGTCAACCGAAGAGCTTAATAAGTTTAAAGAACAATATCCTGATCTCTATGACACTGTAGAGACTGTAGCTCACTTACAAAGTGAACAACAGATTCAAGCTTTGCAACAGAAGCTGTCTGTTCTTGAACAACGAGAATCAGACCTACAACGTAGAGATGCTGAAGAAACTTTAAAGTCTCGACATCCTGATTTTGAGGATATACGAGGCGACGATAAGTTTCACGAATGGGCAGGAGAACAACCTGAAGCAATTCAAAGTTGGATCTACGAAAACCCAGATAATGTTACTTTAGCTATCAAAGCTATTGATCTTTATAAAATGGAAACTGGAATCTCCGCTACTAAAACAAAAGCTAAAGCGCAGAAGTCACAGCCTAAATCTTCGGCAGCAGATTTTGTATCTACTAAAACAACCAGTGTAGATACTAAAGAGCCGAGGATTTGGACTCAGCGGGAAATTTCTGCCCTTACCATGAACCAATTCGATAAATACGAAAGTGAAATTGATGAAGCTGTAATGGAAGGCCGAGTAGTTCCCTAACTTAATTTATCTTTTAGGAGTAATATAACATGGCTTATAATCAATCAGATCAGTTATTTGAACAGAGTACAGATACCGATGGTAACTTCGGTAATTCTGTCTCCGGTCAAACTAACTCGTTCTTCCTTCCGGCGATTTATTCTAAGAAGGTTTTAAACTTCTTCCGTAAATCTTCAGTTGTAGAAGCGATCACAAATACCGATTATTCGGGTGAAATTACAGCTTTTGGCGATTCTGTAAAGATCATCAAAGAACCTGTAATCACGGTATATCAGTACGAACGTGGTGCTGATGTAACTCAAACTAAGTTGACTGACCAAGAAACTACCCTAGTTGTTGATACAGCTAACGCCTTTAAGTTCATCGTTGATGATATTGAAACTTCTATGTCTCACGTTAACTTTAAAGAAGTTGCTGCTTCATCTGCCGCTTACGCTCTGCGTGATGCTTTTGATGAAGGCGTAATTGCTACAATGTTCTCAGGTGTTTCTGCATCAAGCCCTAATCATGTCCTGGGTAGCGATAGTGCTACTGATTTAGCTGCTGGTACTTTTGATGGTACTGGTAACTTGGACATTGGTTTTGGCTCAAGTGAACACGATCCTCTTGATGTAATGGCTTATTTTGCCCGTCTTCTTGACGAACAAAATATTCCTGAAGAAGGTCGTTGGTTCGTGGCTCCCCCTAGCTTTTACGAGCAATTGGGACAGTCAAGTTCTAAGTTGATGTCTGTTGACTTTAATGCTGGTCAAGGCTCTATCCGTAATGGTCTAGTATCTTCTGGAAAATTACGAGGCTTTGATATGTACAAGTCCAACAATATCGCCTCTCCGTCTAATGCGGCGGGTAAGATAATTGGTGGACACATGAGTTCTACTGCCACGGCACAGACCATCACAAGCACTGAGGTTCTTCGTGACCCAGATAGCTTTGGTGATATCTGTCGAGGCTTGCATGTGTACGGCGCTAAAGTATTACGTTCTGAAGCTCTGGTTTCAGCGTTCTACGGTATCGACTAAGCAAGTAATGAGAGAAGGGGGTGTAAAAGCCCCCTAATCTTTTTTTTTAAAAAAAGGAAAATACATGGCTGTTATAGGAAGCGATTCTAAACCTCTAATGATTAAGGGCGCAAAAAAAGGAAAGATATTAGGCGCTTGGGGTAGTAATAATCAGAACTATAGAAACAACTGGAATAAAATATGGGGTACAAAAGAAACCCCTGAAACTAAAGCAAAGGCAGTGTAAATAATGGCTACAACCTTTTTAGAGTTAACAAACGAGCTTTTACGAGAACTTAATGAAGTTGTGCTAACAAGTTCAACATTTCCAAGTGCGCTTGGTGTACAGCAACACGTTAAGGACTCACTTAATCGTGCATATTTTGATATTATTAACGAAGAACCTCAGTGGCCTTTTTTATCTGTTTCCGATAGCGGTGGAACAGATCCAATGTATGGCAACGTATATTTAGAAACAGTGGCTGGAACTCGTTGGTATGAATTAAAACCCGCTAGTTCTAGCATTACAACAGATTATGGATCAGTAGATTGGGATCACTTTTATCTTACTACTGTAGGTGTTAGTGGAGAAACGGCTCCTTACGAGGATGGGAACCTACGTTTTATAACACTCGAAAACTGGAAAGATTTTAGACGAACTTCTGAAAACTTAGATGATGCAGACACACAGAGCTATGGTAAGCCTAACTGTATTATACGAAGTCCAGATGCTCGTAATTTTGGATTAAGTCCAATACCAGATCAAGTTTATCGTATCTGGTACTTTGCATGGGATCTTCCTTCGCGTTTAAGCATACACTCAGACACTGTTGTATTCCCAGATGTCTATACGTCTGTTCTAATAGCAAGAGCCAGATACCACATGTGGCAGTTTAAAGATAATCCGCAAGCCGCAGCCTTTGCACAAGAAGACTATAAAAAAGGACTGCGAAGTATGAGGTCTAACTTAATGTCTCCTGCGCCTATGTATATTTCAGATGACCGTATGAGATTCGTATAATATGGCTGCTTCACAACCTTATGGTGTTTCATGTAAAGGTGGATTAAACACAAACCTAAACCAACTTGAGATGCTTGCACAGCCGGGATTAGCTACAAAGCTTATAAACTTTGAAGTCGATCCAGATGGCGGCTATCGTCGTATAAACGGCTACACAGCCTTTGGAGACACTCGTCCTAATAGCGCAAACGCAGTATTAGGTATTTCAGTATATGCTGATGGTTTAATAGTCTGTTCAGGCGATGGAATCTTTTTTAGCCCTGATGGAGAGGATGCCTGGCTACAACTTAACAGAGCTAGTGTTGCAAGCGGTGGAGACAACTACACAGCCTTTACAGGCCGTAGTATGGACGCAAGAACTTCGCAGGCTCAAACATCTTCTACAATCTTTGAAGGCAACACAGACTACGGACAGATCATTATTACTGACGGAGTTAATAAACCTTTCTTATTTAGCATGACAGGAACAGGCGGCTTAACTACGCGCACATTCTTTGCAGAAGAAGTCACAGTAAGCGGCACAACAGCCCCAACAGTATGCGCTATCCATGACCAACACTTAGTTGTTGCAGGTGCGTCTACTGCTAAAAACACAATTTTTTATAGTACGTTACTAGACCCTAGTGGCTTTTCAGGTTCTGGATCAGGAAGCATTTTATTGCCTGATCAAGTGGTTGGTATTAAAAGCTTTCGTAGCGACCTTATTATTTTTTGTAGAAATAGCATACACAAGCTTATTAATATTAATGATGCTAACAGCATTGCTATTGTACCTATTACACAAAACGTAGGTTGCTTGAGTTCACACAGTATTCAAGAAATTGGTGGTGACTTAGTATTCCTTAGCCCAGATGGTATACGTTCTGTTGCGGGTACATCAAGGATTGGTGACGTTGAATTAGGATCAGTTAGCCGTCAAATACAATCTATTATTTCAGCTATAGCAAACTCTATAAACTCATTTAATATTACAAGCGCAGTCTTACGAAGTAAGTCACAATACAGATTGTTTTACAACACAGTCGGTGGCTCTACTGCGGCGGCTAGAGGAATTATAGGAACACTGACCGCTAATGGTTTTGAGTGGGCTGAAACGCTTGGTATACAAGCAACTGGCTTTGCTTCTGGATTTGCGGCTACAGGCGTTGAAAAACTTTATCATGGCGACAACCAAGGCTATGTTTACAACCATAACGTAGGAGATAGCTTTTCTTTTGGCGGGAACCTTTTAGACATTACTGCTCAATATCAAACACCACACTACGACTTTGGCGATGTAGGAACACGAAAGACTATGCACTATGTTAAGCTTTCTGTAACTCCTGAAGGCGAAGTTTCTCCAGTATTAAGAATGAGATACGATTACGAAGATACGACAATACCACAGCCGCCAGAGTATGTTTTAGATAACATCCCAACACCTTCACTTTTTGGTCAAGGTGTTTTTGGAGTAGCTGTATTCGGTGCAAGTTCTGACCCAATGCTCCGTCAAGCTGTTCAAGGTAGCGGCACTGTTTGTAATTTCCAAATTAAAAGCTCAGATCAAAAGCCGCCTTACGCAATTAACGGCATCTACATAAATTACGTCCCATCAGGTA